TTAGTGATTTTGATAGTATGAGATAATTTAGGCATAGTCTCAAAGAAAGTCTCAATTAACTTAAATTGACCTGAATTCATCTGCTCTAAGAAATCATTAACTTCTTTCTTAGTACAATCAGCAGTTGCCCAAACTTCCTCTTCACTATAAATTTTATCAATACAAGAAGCAATCAACTGGAATGACTGATCCATTTGATTCTTTTCATTAAAATCAAAGTTATTCTTAATAAATTGATCTAACGATGGATACTTCATTTCCATCATCAAATTTTCATCCAACTTAATCTGTTTATTATGCTCTTCACTTTTCTGAACCTGAATATCATCTAAATTAATATCCACAGTTACTTGAGTTGTCTCATCATCAGGACAAACAATATTAACTTCTAATTCTTCTCCAACAGACTTACCACGAATATTAAGGAATAAAAACTCAATGTCAAAAGTAGGAAGTTGTTCTACTTTAATTCCTTTCGTAAGAACACAATTCTTTAATACTGATTTAATAGCAGTAGTAATCTGCTTATTATCTTCGCTTTCTAAAGCAAGTACTAATAGTTTTTCTTCTTTTACTAAAAAAGGTCTAAACTGAATTGTCTGGTCAGTTGATGGTAAAACCAATTCATAGGTTGGCGTAGCAATCTTTGGTAATGGCATAATATCCTATAATAATTTCAGTGCGTATATTTATATATAAGGGTTTTTGAGATTATGAACCAAAATAGTCTATAACATTCTGAGCTGCCTGTGAAGATACATTCAAACCAGTAGCATCATTAAGAATACCTATACCAAGATCAAGCCAAGGATTAGTACCTCTAGTAGCTCTTCCTGCTCCACTATTAACTGGTGGTTTGATTGCTTGTGAAGAAATAGTTCCAGCATCCAATCCCATCAACACATATCTAACATATGTCATAGAAACTGTACATTTTAAAAGATTAGAACCATCATATGAAACTGGCATAGAAGTCATTGCCTTTGGCCATGCTTTAACAAATTGATACTGCAATCTTCCACTCTGTTTTTCCCAATAACTTTTCTCAAATTTAGTAATAGTTAATCCATTGGAACAATATCCCCCAGTTCCAGGAGCTCCTGCAGGTTCATCAGGATATCTCGCCCTATAATTATAGTTTGAGAATAATGGATTTAGTTGAGCATTTTCATCTTCATTCATTACACCTCTCATCCATTTCTCAAAGAATTTTATAGGAACATAATTCTCACCATCAACATAAAATGTAAAATCAATACTCTCATCAAACATTCTCCTATATGCGTGTCTCTCAGTCACTCCCGTAAAATCATTAGTTAATTCTGTAGTTGCTATATTAGATCCTGGTAATGATGCTTCTGTACATTGTAAATTTAACCTTATTCTCTCACGACTCTCTAACTCACTTGTCATGAAAGGAGGTAGGGGAATCTGAACCTCAAAATGCGAAGTTAAAGCAGGATTAAGTAGATTAGCTTTTATGGCAGATGTGCCTCTTTTGATAGGCATTTTATAAATACTATTTGACCTTATATATTATGTATGGCTGAAAGTAAAAAGAGTTTATTTAAACCCACAAAACCAAGGAAATATAAGGGTGATGTTAATAATATTATCTGTCGTAGTTCTTGGGAAGCAAAATTTTGCAATTACTGTGATATAAATGAAAATATCATAGAATGGGGTAGTGAAGAATTTTGGATACCCTATCGATCTCCCCTAGATAATAGAGTACATCGTTATTTTCCAGATTTTCTTATTAAAATAAAAGAATCAACTGGAAAAGTAAAGACCTATGTGATTGAGGTGAAACCGAGAAAACAAACTCGTCCACCTATAAAGAGAAAGAATGTGACAAAGAATTTTATCCGTGAATCTACAGTATATGCAGTAAACCAAGCAAAATGGCAAGCAGCAGGTGAATGGTGTAAAGATAGAAAAATTGAATTCAAAATCATCACCGAAAAAGAACTAGGAATTAGGTAATGACAGACTCCTTCGGTTTTAATGAAGAAAAAGAATTTGATCTCGAAAGACATCCTACCGAAAGAGTAGAAGAACTTAAGAGAATGGTCTTGGATGCAAATACCACCGACCCTGAAGAAATAATGCTACTTATAATGGAACTCTTCACTATTGAAGAAATTCTACCAGAAGTAGGAAAATTCTATACCTTTATATACAATCCAAAAACACCTAACATAACTTATGACCAACATCCACTCATTGCCTGTGTGGATTTATTTAAATGGGGATTTAGGGGATTAAACTTTCATTGGCAAGATTATAGAAATTATACATGGGCAGAAGTGGCAGGAAAACTTCATTTAGTCGAATTTCAAGAACTAGATGAGTTACTTACATTACAATACGGAAAATTCTTACTAAATAAATAAAAAGATTCTATAATGACATATAGTCCAACAGCTACTGGTCCAGGTCAAGATGGATACTGGGGAGATGTATACGGAAGTAGTTCTGTAGAGAATCAATTTCCTGTGGGAAGTTGGAAATCAAAAGATGGTAAATATACTGGAAATTTAGGAACTTCAAAATTTTATCCTATAGTTAATAAAGAAACTGGAGATATAGCAGTAGTAAAAGTTGGAGATGGTGAAAATACAACTATTGGTACTATTAGTGCAGAAGATGGTGATTTTAAAAGTATAGAGGGGGCAACATCTCAAGCAGAAAATTATTTCTTTAATCTTCCAGAAAATGCTGCAAAAGTAACAGACTTTGCTCTTAATATTGCACAACAAGAATATGATGCATTAGGTGCTGCTGCACAATCTGGAACTGGAAACCCAAATGGTTTAATTAATCCAAATAATAATATTGCTGGATTTTCAGTGGACCAAGCTGGTGATGCAGGTGTTGATGATTCTTTTCCTGCAGATGTCGGTACTGTTGGTGATGGATATACAGATACAAAACAAAACGAGGCAACAAAAGGTGGTATAATAATTTTTCCTTCAGGTCTTGAAAATAATGGTCAGGATTATATAGAATTTGCTAGTTTAGAATATTCGCCAAAAAAACTTAATACATCAGGGGGTAAAGTAGGATTTCAAGCAGACACACAACTGGATAACAAAACTGTAATAAAAAGAGTAATTCTTCCCATTCCTGGTGGTATTACTGATAATAATGCAGTTGATTGGGGTTCTGCGTCCATGACTGCTGCTGATATAGCAAAGTCGGATCTTGCTTTAGGTGCATTAGAAGGAGGAGGAGAAGGTTTTGAGAAAGCAATGGGTGATATTGGTGGTACAATTAAAACGAATAAAGCAGGAATAAAAGAAGCACTAACAAAAAAAATAGCAGGTGCAATAACAGGAACAGGTGATCAATTAATGAAAAGAACAGGTCAAGTAATGAATCCTAATATGGAATTATTGTTTAATGGACCTCAGTTAAGATCATTTGGATTTACTTTTAAATTATCCCCAAGAACAAAAAAAGAAGCAGAGAATATACAAAAAATTATCTTCTGCTTTAAACAAGCTATGGCACCAGTAGCAACAGAAGGTAATTTATTCTTAAAATCACCCAATACATGGAGAATAAGATATTATAATAGAGAAGGAGCTCAACATCAATACTTAAATAGATTTAAAGAATGTGCCATGATGTCTTCAAGTGTCAATTATACACCAGATGGTAGTTATGCTACATACTCTGATGGATCAATGGTTTCATACAATCTTACACTAAGTTTCCAAGAACTCGAACCAGTATTCAGTACTGATTATAAAGCATCACAAGGAATAGGTTACTAAAATGTCAAATTATTTCAGCAAAGTCCCAGATCTTAATTATGTTAGTAGATTGCCAGATTCTCGAATTGGTGATTATGTTAAAGTAAAAAACCTATTTAAAGGTGTTCGTCTTAGAGATGATATTCTTCAAGATTTAACTGTTTTTGAGAAATATCAAATCCGAGGTGATGACCGTCCAGATAATGTTGCTTATAGTTTCTATCGAGATTCTACATTAGATTGGTTAGTATTAAAATGTAATAATATTATCAATATACAATCTGAATGGCCTATGACTCAAGAAGATTTTGATAGACATGTGCTAGAAAAATATGAAACTTATGACAATCTCTATAATGGAATTCATCATTACGAAACCATAGAAATAAAAAATAGTAAGGGAGTAGTAATGGTTCCAGAAGGTCTACAAGTACCAAGTGATTGGACATATACCTTCTTTGATTCTGCAATGGGACAATATCTATCCAGTTTAAAAGAATATAATACTGTACAGAATAATCCTGTTGTATCAATAACAAATTATGATTATGAGACAAAAATTGAAAATGAAAAAAGAAACATTTACCTTCTTAAACCAGGATATGTAAATATTGTCAAAGATGATCTAAAAGAAGAAATGAAATATAAAAAAGGTGGAACTCAATACATGAGCCCCACCTTAAAGAAAGCAGAAAATATTAAACTATATCAGTAATTATTCCTCAGCTAATTTCTGAAAATAACTCAAAGCATCATCTTCATCTGAACTAGCAGATGCTACAGCAGCAACTGGTTCTGGTTTACGTGAAGCAAAGTCAGGTGTAAAAGAACCACGACTATTATCTTCATCGGATACCTCCTCATCTACACGACGAGCAGGGCGACCTTGACCTAGAACATACTTAAGACGCTTCTCAAGTTCATCATAAGTTTTAAACTGATCAGCAGCAGTTACAGCAGCAAGAGAATACTCCTTCTTCCATAATGCTTCCAATGCATCATCATCTTCTAAAAGAGGTGATGGAGCCTCGAACTCTGACTTATCATAGTTCCAATAACCATCCTTCTTGACGATTTTCAGTTTGAAATTAGCACCTTGCCAGAAGTCAAAAGGATTAATCGGTGACTCATCCTCAAATTCTGGTTGCATTGCTTCCATAATCTTGTCAAAGATCTTCTTACCAAATTTATAAAGAAAAACTCCACCCTCATTCTGAGGATTGGTAGGATCTTTCACAACATATACGTTTGCGTAGTATGATAACTTACGCTTTTGCTTACGGACAGTATCTTTATCTGCCTCGTTGCCACTATTCCAAAGAGTACGGTTGTAATCAGAAACAGGATCTTTACCACCAGTAGTAGTTAAAGAGTTTTCGATGTACCAACCACCAGGACCTTGGAATGCGTGTGAATATATTTTTGCCCACGGAATATCCTCATTCTCAGGAGAAGGAAGGAAACGTAGGACAGCATAACCGTTTCCAGTTTTGTCCACTTCTGGTTTCCAGAGACGCTCATCAGCACCCCCACCAGTATTATTCATCTTCTCCACTTCTTTAACTAATTTTTGTGTTAAAGATCCTAGAGAGGACTGTTTTTTTAAGTCTTTAAATGACATTAGATTACCTCGGATTTTATGAGATTTGGCTTGTGTGTACTCAGTTATTATATCAATTTAATTGATTTTTGTCAATTTGTTCTTTCATATAGGATACTGCTCTAGACATGTCATTAAAAACAGTCGTTATATCAGAACCTTTAGGAATTCCCATCATTAAAGCAGACTGAGTAATCTGCTCTTTCATTTGTTGAGCATCTGGGTCATCAGATAAACTCAAACGAGCATACATGACCCTCTGTTTCTCAAGAAGTCTTTCCAGAATTTCAACATGATATTGTTGATCAGCAGTAGACATCGATGGAAACTTAAATACATTATTATAAACCTCCTCTTGGAGTTCACTAATTTCGGCCATCTCTGCCCTAACTACATCTGACTGGAAGAAACTCATTCTGGTACTTCTTCAGCAACAGCAGTTTCAGGTGCTCCTTCTTCTACAGCAGGAACTTCTTCTGCAGGAGCAGGATTATTCTCTTCTTCGATAGAAGACAATACTTCAATTGCGCCTTGCAATTTAACACGAGTTTCAGTTAATTGATTTAACTGAGTCGTTAATTCATTAATTTTACCAGATACTTCTTGAAACTGAGTATTCAGATTCTGAAGCACTTCACCGTTTTCAATGGCCATGGATAACAACCTCCTTTAGAATTTTTTTGTAACGGAATACGTCAATATTTAGGAAGGGAGAATACTTTCTAATCTTCCTGCTGACGGTTTCCCACACTGGATCTTTTAACTTCTTATCGAAGTTTTTTGCGTACCCAAATATTATATCACATATTACCATAGTTTCAAGTGTTATGTCAC